CTTAGGAAAAGGGGGGTCGTGCGCGTTAAGGAGGTATTTTTCATGGATTATGAGTCTGATTCGCTGCCGTCGATGATTGAATCCGTCAGGATGGCGGTCGAGAACGCGGACCATTTGGTGGAGTCCGATGGTGCGAGTGTGGACTTGGCGTTGCATTTGGCGACGATTATTGATGATGCGCGGGCGTCGGGGGACCCGGACGCGATTAACAAGACGAGCTTTGGCCCGATGCCGAGCTTGCACAAGGTGCTGACCGCACTGGGGTTGAACCCGGAGGGGCGGGAGAAGCTCGGCCTGAATGATGTTGAGCCCGCGGATGATGATTTCTAGTTAGTGGACGGTGAGGTGATGGGTGATGTCGCTGCAGTTGCCTCGCGTTTTCACCCCGCCGTTGCGCGACCTGGACGATGAGTCCGCGTCGTGGGGCTATGACTTCGCCTGGTTCTGCTCGGAGATTCTTGGTGACCCGCTGTCGGACTGGCAGGAGTGGCTCGGTATCCATGCGCTCGAGGTCTTGACGAAGGACAAGGCGCTCGAGTTCGCACTCATGGAGGACGACCCGGCCGCGGAGGTCGCCAAGGTGGAGCGCCTGTACGCCCCGCCGGTGGTGCGCGGCGGGCGGCCTATTCCGAACGGGCGCCTGCGGTTCACGAAAATCGTGATTCTCATTGCCCGCCAGAATGGCAAGACGGACTTCGTGAAGAAGCTGATTAAGTGGGCGATTTTCCGCAAGCGATTGAAAGATGTGCTGGCGGCCGCGCAGACCTTGAACAAGGCCATTGACCTGTGGAACGAAATCTTGGATGAGGTTGAGAAGCACCCGAAGCTGTCGAGGCAGCTGGGCCGGGTGGACCATTCCAAGGGTGCGCAGGCGATGTGGACGAAGGGCAAGCGTAACCGGTACCGGCCGGTGGGTATTGATGAGAATGCGGGCCGTGGTGACACGATTGACCTGCTTTACATTGACGAGCTGCGCACTCAGAAGGGCTACGCGGGTGTGAACTCGCTGTCGTCGACGATCACTGTGCCGGACAATGGTTTGTTGGTGACGACGTCGAATGCTGGCTCGGACCACTCGGTGGTGCTGCGTGAGTATCGTGAGTTGGCGGCTAAGCCGATTGTGGACGGTACGTGGCAGGACACCCGGCAGGGCTTGTTCGAGTGGTCTGCGGACCCGGCCTACGACATCGATGATGAGCGTGGCTGGCGGCAGGCCAATCCTGACCTGTCGAACGGGCGTATCACCATTTCGTTTTTGCGTGCTGAGCGTGAGTCTTCCCCGGAGGCGACGTTTCGCACGGAGCGTTTGTGCCAGTGGGTGGCGGAGCTGGGGGAGGACTTTGTGCCTGTCATCGACTACGACCGCTGGGACGTCCTTGCGGTAGACCGGCCTGTCAACGTCAGTGAGCACAAGCTGTTGGCGGTGGAGGTCTCCCCGGACGGTGAGCGTTACTCGCTGGTTGCTGCTGGGCAGACCTGCCGCGGCGTGCACCTGGTAACCGCGGGTGCGCTGGGCGAGTTCAACGTGCCGGGCGCTGTCGACGCCATAAAACGGTTCGTCGAGGCGAACGGCGCGGCGGCGGTGGTGATGGACCAGGACTCCCCGGCGAGCGTGCTCATCCCTGCCTTGCAGCGTGAGCGGATTGACCCGTGGTTGCTCTCCGGTGGAAAGGTGTCGGCTGCGTGGAAGAATTTCCGCGCTGCCGTCGGCGACGGCCGTGTCACCCATGATGGGGCGGGCGAGTGGTCGCGGGCGCTGCGCGTGGCGCGTGAGCGTGACGCGGGCAAGAAGTTTCCCGCGCTCGAGCGCTACTCCGGCGACATCTCGACGCTTATCGCTGGCACGTTCGCGGTATGGGCCTTGGACACGTACATCGCGGAGTTCGAGGCCGGGGGCCGCAAGGCGGTCGATGAGAAGCCGTCGAATCCGTTGGGGACGTTCCCGCAGTTCACACGACACAGAAAGATAGGAGGTGTTCTAGTTGTCTGAGACGCAGATGGTATCTGAGATTGGTCATGCGGCGACGCCGCGGTTCAGGCCCCGAGTTGGTCAGGTTCATGGCCAGTCGTGGGATTTGTCGCAGCGTGAGATTGTTGAGATGCGCACGACCGCCAAGGTCGCCCAGGTCGAGAACGCTATCCGTAAACCCATCGAGCAGGCCACCTGGTCGGTGGAGCCCAACGGCGCGCCGAAGAATATCGTGGCGCTCGTCGCTGGCGATCTGTCCCTGCCGGTTAGCGGTGAGGAGGGGGTGGCGCCGCAGCGCACCGGCAAGGTTGCTTGGAGCGAGCACCTGCGCGCCGCGCTCGAGTCAATCTTTACCGGCGTGGCTTTTTTCGAGCAGGTCTACGAGTACGGGGTGGACGGGCTACTGCACCTGCGCAAGCTCGCACCACGCCCGAACCTGTCCATCTTGAAGATTCACGTCGCACCGGATGGTGGCCTCGTCGGCATCACCCAGTACGGCAAGGGCAAGGCCAACAGTGTGTTCATTCCGGTGGACCGGCTGGTTGTGTACAGATCGGGTCGCATGGACGACACGTGGCAAGGTTCGAGTGTGTTCGCGCCAGCCCGTGACAACTGGCTCGAGTTGATGAAGTTACAAAAGCTTAACTCTCTAGTGTTGCAGCGCAACGGCATGGGCATCGCGAAGTACAAGGGCTCCGCGCTAACTGACCGCACCCAGGTCCTGGAGGAGCTTAACCGAGGGCAGGAGTTGGCCGAGTCCTACGCGGCCGGCGAAACTGCGGGCTTCGCACTGCCGCCCGGAGCGGACATGCCTGTCGAAGGCGTGACCGGCGCGCTGCCGGACATTCCCGCGTCGATGGAGTACCACGCCAATCAAATCGCCATCGCGTGCAACGCGACCCACCTGAACCTGACCGGCTCCGGCGGTTCCTACGCGCTGGCGAACGTCCAGTTGGGTGAGTTCATTCAGGGCGAGCAGTCCTACGCCGAGGCCATTGCGGCCACGGCCACGCACTACATTGTCGCTGACCTGGTCGCCATGAACTTTCCGGACTACGACGGGCCCATCCCGATGGTGACGTCTACCAGGATTCAGGTTCAGAAGGACCTGACGCCGGGTGATATATCGCAGTTGGTGGCGCAGGGTGCGCTGACTAAGGAGCCGAACCTCGAGGGCTGGCTGCGCTCCACGTTCCGTATCCCGGCACCGCGCAGTTTGTACGACGCGTTGAAGGCCAGGAAGAAGCTTAAGGACGCTGAGGAAACTATTGGCGTGACACTATCCGACGAAGGGGAGGAGGCAACCAATGAATGAGCTATTTATCTACGGCGACATCGGCAACGATAATAAAGCCATTGACGTTGAATCGAAGTTGGCTGTGTTTGACGGAGGCCCGGTCAAGGTCCGCATTAACTCCCGTGGTGGCGACGTCTACGAGGGCGTTGCAATTCTGAACGCGCTACGTGGATACCCGGGTGAGCTCACTGTGGTCGTAGAGGCTCTGGCCGCGTCCGCAGCGTCGTTCATCGCGGTGGGTGCTGGCGCGTCCAGGGTCATTATCCGCCCGAACGCTGAGTTGATGATTCACAAGGCGTGGACGATGCTTGCGGGCAATTCGGACGATATTGACAAGACTAAGGCGGACTTGGCGCGGCAGGACGTCAAGCTGGCGAAGATTTACGCCGAGCGCGCCGGGGGAGAACTTGACGACTGGTTGGACGCAATGGCCGCGGAGACCTGGTACTCCGCCGACGAGGCACTAGCGGCGGGGCTGGTGGATGCCATTGAGGATGCGAAGGTTGCGACTCCGGTGGCTGCCGCGATGGGCGGCTCCGAGATGTTTGCGCAGTTCAGGTATTCGTCCCGGTCTGCGGCTCCGCCGCCGACATTTGGTAGCCGGTCGGAATCGGCACCAAGCAATTCAACGCCCAGTGATGGGCAGAAAGGGGATACTGTGAGTATCCAGAATCTTGCCCAGGAACTGGGCGTTGAGCCGGACGTGCTTCGCAAGAAGTTGTCCGGCTTTTTCAATGAGACGGTTACTGTCTCCGGCGAGGTCGAAGTGACCTACCCGGCAGAGACGCCGGTCGCGCCGACCGAGCGTGTGACCGTCGAACCGACCATCGGCGATACTCCCGCCGAGGATGGCGAGACCACCGATGCCCCGGACGAGGCAATCGCGACCGCGCAGAACGCCGCGGTTGACGCGGCAGGCCTCGGCCTGACGTTCGTAGTCGGTACCGTCCCCGACGGCTGGGACATCACCGTCGACGAGACCACCGGCGTGGTCACCGCCAAGGCCCCGACCAACGTCGAGGTTGGTGACATCGCTGAGGCCAGCGTCCAGATCAACGGCTCCACCGACATTCCGGTCACCTTCAAGGTCCGTTCTCTCTCTGACGACGGCGAGGACACCACCGACGGTGCTGGCGCCGACACCTCGGCAGAAGAGGGCGCCGCGGGCGCGGCACTTAACGACGTCGTCACTGTTCCGCGTTCCGTGTGGAACGAGTACATGGACGACCGCGCTAAGTACTCGGCGCAGCTCGAGGCCGACAAGCAGCGCGAGCTTGAAGCCAAGATTGACGGCCACATCCGTGCAGGCCGCTATTCCGCAGCACACCGTAGCCAGGCGCTCTCCGCCTACCAGGCTGACCCCGTCACCGCGGAGA